TAATAAGGATTATCAATGTGAGTGTCGAAATAATCTTCTAATTCTATTTGTTCAGCTGTATGATCGTAATCTACTTCATATAACCGATTAGGGAATTCATACTTAAACGGACTTGGTTTAAAAGCATCTATGTCATCTTGTGAAATCATTTAAACTCCTTTAACGTATTCATATACGCTTTTCCAATTCTTGTGCAGCGGAATACCACTTGTGTCAAACATGTTATGACCATGTTCAATCAGTATTGAATCAAGACCAAGCGACCTGCCTAGTATTGCATTCTCAACTTTATCTTCTATCCAAAGATCACCGCAATCCTTATAGGGTGCGAGTGCCTCATCTTTATCAGCGCCAGTATCGCAGAATACAAACTTCTCAAATACGCCTTCGCCAAACAACTTATTGATGTTTTGCTCACGTAACTTTTGAGCCGTATGCTCAAGTGAGAGGCTTGTAATACAGTGAAACACTGCGCCAAATTCTTCATGCAATTTACGTACATACTGAATAGCATCACGTAAAGGTGGTAAGAAACCGATTGAAGATGACTCATTAAAGTATCTTACAAGCTCACGCTTCTTATCTTGCGTTAATCCGTATCGCTCGCCCATATCATATGGCGAAGCATCGTTTGTTATTTTATAGCCGTGACATTCCATCCACGTGTTAAAAGCATACTCCCAGTTAAGAAGCACGCCATCGGCATCAGTTAAAATTCTCATAATATATTCCTTTTCATGCTAACATTATAACATAATTAGCTAGGATTGTAAACATTTTCTTTCATTGTTTTTACATTTATTTTAACTTTTTTAGTTTCCGGTGGTTTGATTTTAGTATCACGTTCGAGTGAGTTTTGTTTATTACGACCTTTTTTCTCATTACGGTTATCGTATCGTGTATATTTAGCCACTTTTAAAATAGTCCTCATTAAAGGGTGTTTTCTTAAACACAACGAAAGAGAGGCGAGAACCTTGCTGCATCTCTGATACGCCGTGCATTGTCCAACCATTCCAGGTTATGCTTTCACCTGGTTCGGTTAAATTTTCGACTACTAGTCTGCTCATTATATCTCTTGTGTCTTTAAATCTATTTTCCTTTGGTTGTTGCAATTGATGGTCACCTGCTAATACAGAATAACCACCTATTGCATCTTCGCTTCGATGTAAAAGTATTGATGTTGTATGTATTAGCTGACTGTCATCTGGGGGCCATTCGTATTCTCGATCCTGGTGCAAGCCAATGAATTCACCTTGGTTTGTAGGACCAACTTTTGTTTCTGTTGTATATAATTTACACCATGTATTATCGATCGGTACGTTTTCTGGATAAACATTCTTCTCAATGTAATTATATAGATCCATACGATCTGCCCAAAAATTATTTTTACTCCAATCCTTATTGCCGATCATCATTTGTTGATGTGTACCTGATTTATGATAAAAAGCTTCTGTAGCAGGAAGATATTCATCAATAATTGGTTTTAATCTTTTTGCATCAAGTGTTTTATATTTACCTATTATCATAAAATGCCATCTTCATATACGCCATCTACTCTTACAGTATAGCTAAATCGAGGCATTGCATCTACTCCATGGTAATCAGTAACATTATATGCATGGAATATATGATCCTCTGGCAAGTAATGTTTAGTCTCCGATGGACAATCATATAGGTATATAGGCCTTGGGCCGCCCGGTGTAAAATTAATATGATGATTTATTTCATTTGATGTTGGCTGATCACGATGACATGGAACGATTGAATCTGCCCATGAACCATAGATTACAACTCGACCTATTTCTTTAAACGGAAGACTTTGAATAATTTTTTTTGTATATGGCATAGTCGATGCAATATCATTCCAATCATTTAAATCCTGAGACTTCGTACGAAACATATTCGGTTTAACATCAACAACAAATACCCACGGTGCTTCTGCATATCCCTTAAATATAAGAAACCTACGGAATTCCATATCACTATCAAACTCAGGCCTTAACATTTTTATTTCTGGTGGAATACTATATTCAAATCCTGGTCGACCTTCATACATATTTGGTGGTTGTTCACCTGCAACCATAGGTATTTTACTTAAATCAGCAGATGCCAGGGCACCACATATCTCATCGTCAAGCCAATTAAGGTCAGCATCAATATCAAACTTTAAAAAGTTTTTATTTTTTATTCCTTTAATTGGAGCATCATCATGTTCAAACATTATTTAATTCCTAACATCTCTTTCGTCATTATATAGTCTCGTACAAAGTCAGACCGTACAATGTCTTTCCAAGTAAACTCAACTACTTCAAATTGATTCAATTGCTCTACAATATTCATAAAATTAAGAATACCTTTCTTATCATTATCTTTCTGAAAGTCAGATTGATAATAATCACCAGACATAATAAATCGACATTCGCTGCCAAGTCTTGTTATAACAGAATCAAGCTCATGGAAGTTTAAGTTTTGCATTTCATCTACAAGTACAATTGCGTTATTAAACGTAGTACCGCGAATAAAAGATGTGGATTCAAATCGTAGTTTCTTTGCTGTAACGAGCTTTGTCCATGCTTCATTATCACCAAGGATTTCTTTTAACAGACCAATGTATGGTGCAGCATAGGCTTGTTTCTTTTCTTCTTCATCGCCAGGCAAAAACCCAATATCTCGTGTTGGTACAATAGAACGTACAATTATAAGTTGTTCATAATCGGTTTCTTTATCTAACACTTGTTCGAGTGCAAGGTTTAATCCTACAAAGGTTTTACCTGTACCAGCTGAACCAGACATAACAAGATTATATCCAGACTTCCAAGCGTCAACCGCATTCTTTTGATTTTGTGTTTTTGGTTCGAATGGTTGAATGTTTTCAAGCTTTATACTGTTTGATGTATAAGACCTAGACATTTACTGTATTACCTGCACCTGAACCTTTTTTGATTCTTTTCTTTAAATCAGTGAATCCATCAGGCACTTTCATGGACCCTGAACGACCTGAAATAATCTTAGGTACTGACAGCGCTTGTTTTACATCGTCATTAAGGTGAGTTTGTAACTCATCCCAAGAACAGGTGACATCCCATTGCTCTTCGGTTTTTTTATTAATTAAGGTATATTGTGGCATTTGATTTCCATTTAATTAACAACGAGCACACGATACTCGTCACAATTGTGCATATTTAAATATCTACGAAGGTTTTTTTCTTCGCTTACTTTGTTATATATGTCTTCTTCTAACTCATGTGCTTCGATCTCCCACGGACGATCGTAGTAACTTGTAACGTTTGTATTATAATGTTTATTTTTCCATGCCATACGAGATAAACCTGTAAGATCACGGAGGCGTCTTTGTGCGTATTGAGCCACATGTACGAGCTCATGAATGAGTGCGGTTATAAGCATTCCAAAAGATTCTACACCGGAATAATTCAACTCAACAGTAAAGAATTTTGGAGATTGCGATTCATCTTCAAGGCCACAGTTGCCGAGTGAACCAGTTTGCTTATACATATTCTTTGTAATTTCAATCGTAATATCAAGCGAATTCTTCATTCGATGACTTACTAATATGTCTAAGGCAGCCGAAGCTGCCTCTGAGATTAAGTGTTTTTGTTTCGGGGTAAGCCGATGCCCTACAAATGTGAGGTGCATTACATTTCCTTATGCTGAGCGGTAGTGAGTCTTCCAAGCAGAATTAGGTATTCCATATCCTGATTTTGACATATAAACATTCCACATAATACGTGTAACTTCTGCACTTGTACGTGTGTTTTCAATATCTCTTATCAAACGACCTACAACCATTTTTTGTCGTAAAGTTGCACGTGGATTAGGTGTATTTAACATTGAAATTGCAAGTGCACGAGCATCAGGTACGTGCATTTTATCAAATGAGTTTAATAGTGATCTATCCATTATATACTTCCTCCTCAGCCATTGCATGGCATTCAATCATTGCTTGTTCTAAACTATCACATGTTTTGTGGTTTACATAACAACCATCAACATCAAATGTATCTTCCCAAAGAAGATATTGTGTTGCAGAATGAACTTGAATAGAAAACTTTTCACATACTTTTGAAATCCAAGAATCATCTTCGAGTTGCCATTCAGTTGAAGCTGAATGATAAAAATTATTTGTCATACTCATACTGTCTCTCCTAAGTACATTTTGTGTACTATTTTTGTTTCTGCATCACGAACAGCAGCATCTAAAGTTTTAAAACCCTCATGTATTGTAGAGCCTTTTTCTTTAGTCCACTCACACCAATACCAAGTGTCATCAAAAGCTTTTTCGATTCCGACCTCAAGGCCTTCTTCAGCAACGTTCATAACGTCATAGCATTCAATGGCTACGTTTTTATCGCCAGAAAATTCTAATATAAAACTCATATTTGTCTCCTTTATTCACTTTATATTATTACTATGCACTGTTTTCTAACAGTTGTAAACACTTATTTTCATTTAATTTGAAAATAGTTTGCTTATGCGACATTTAAATCACTATTAAACCATAAAGGAATATCACGTTTAGACCATACCATAGAGAAACGTTTTTGCTTTGTTTGATAGAATGCACGATAAGATACAACAGGATCTTGAAAGTGGCATTCAGGGAATTCAGACATAGCTAAACGAAATGGTGTTTGTGGACCTTTGTGTATATTGTATGGTGTAAGTTCAAGAGCCTCACGTAGCTTAGTATCAGTAAGATGTGTTTTACCATAGCGATACGTGTATTCATCACATAATGCAATAAAGTGTTTGTAATGCCAATTGTAGTTAGCATCTGATTCCATAGACCATAAGGTACAAGGATGACCCATATGTACAGCTTTATATAAAAGCTTTTCCATACCTGGATCGTTATGCTTCCAGTGTTTAACCATAGTCTTGCCTGATTTAGATGGTGCTTTATACATAGTGCCATCGATTAGACGATGTGCAGTTGATAGCATTTGTGCAGACTCAAGTACCATCTTTACAACGTGTTTATCACATTGGAGCTGTGCTGCTTCTACTGGATCAGTATCAAGAACAAATATATTCATGGGTATATTACCCCCTCATCAAATAACTTATTCTTTATTATACACCGATTCTTTGCATTTGTAAACCCCTAAAATGCATTTTATTAAAAAAAAGATGGGGGCTTTCACCCCCACCATTTATGCTACCTTTCCTAATGTCTCTTCGATTTCAGTGATGTTATCGTCTAAATATTGTTTCTTTATTAATACCTTTCTTAGACGATCTGTTTTTCCTTGTTTCCTATACCTGTCGGCAAACCAGCCCAATTGTCTTGAATCTTTTTTTAGCCGTTCGATAGTAACTGAAACCATATAGTTCTCTCTCCTAAAGAAAAAGGTGCATCGTTAAAAAACGTGCACCTTAAAGTTTTTAATTGTTTGGTTAAGTTCGGGGGGTTGGTTAATCATAATAGTCCGGGGAATGCCTCCTCTACTAGTTTCGCTGTTATGCCCTTCACTGGCTTTTCCTTATTAATCATTTTACAAACCAGATCCGCATCAGAGGGATGTATTGACTCTAGAATCCCTAAGAATATTTTTTCACGTTTATAGGTAGGCATAGACATGCCAGGCCCACCTTTAACAACGTATTTGAAATCTTTATTTTTTTTAAGTAAGGTTGTTGGATGATTCCATTCTTCACATTTCGTGTATGGAACCTCTCCTTTTGGCAATAGCCATTGGATCTTATCATCCATCGAACCTTTGATTATATCTTTGAGTGCCCAAGTTTCATTGTTCTTGAGAACTTGAATCTTTTCTTCTCGTGTCTTTGCTTCTTCAAATAAAGCAAAAACTTCATGTACTTGTTTAACCATCTATAAAAATTCCTCTACCACATCAAGCAAGAGCCTACATTGTTTACTCACAAGATAAGGAAAAACCTTACCTCGTTTTGACCAGGGATCTTGTTCTTCAAATTTATTTATAATATCTTTCTTCACAACATCAGGACATTCTGACTCTTCTGTCAAAATAATCATCTTTTTATTGCGCAAATAATTACGATACACCTGTTCACCTAATGCTTTAGGATCAGTCATAAGCGCTTCTTTTTTCTTCTTAGATAGTACGTTCTGACGTTTACCTTCAGTAATAAAGGTATCATCATCTGATAGTACATTAGGTACTCCATCACCAGTACAACCACGTAAGATATGATCAGCCTGGAATAAACGAGGATTATCATCTGTTACAGGCTTTTTTGTTGTAGGTGAAAACTGTGAAACGTTTTTATACTTTTGTAACTGAATGAAATCATGATCGCTTGATACAATCATAACATCTTCATAGTTGCCAAAGTCTTGTGTCCACTTAACAATCTCTGCAATCGAATCATCAGCTTCACAACCCCATTGATGAATAACTTTCCAGGGTAGGTTTTCTTTGATTTCTTCGAGTACAAGATTAATTGTTTTAAACGCTGCATCCCAATCAACTTTTGATTCATCACGCGTTTTCTTACGCTTACCTTTATATTCAGGATAAACGTCTTTACGCCAGTTACCACCCGCGTCTG